TCAGGAGATGGTAGAGGGTCAGATATAACCTCAATTGGAGGAGACGCTAAGGGGTTCACCGAACTTGATGATGTTTATTACTTCGCTCGGAAGCTTTATAGAGCATTAAAGTATCCTCTTTCCAGAATCTCTGCAGCTCAAGAGCATAGAGAGGCGGATATTATAGTTGGTGGCTCTAAAGCCACAGAGATATCACGGGATGAAATCAAATGGGCTAAATTTTTAGAGAGGCAGCAAGATAGATTCTGTGCAGAGTTTACAGACCTCTTTCTATTGCACCTAGAATTCAAGGGGTTGAAGAAACAATATTCTCTTGATAGGACTAAGATTAAAGTCAAGATGAACAGTCCTTCACACTACAAAGCAGCACAAGAACAATCGTTTTTAGAGCAAAGATTCAATAACTATAACAACCTAAACAATAATCCGGAGTTCTCTAAAACATTTTTGATGAAAAGGTATTTAGGATACACGGATGAAGATATAAAAGAGAATCAAGAGGGGTTTGAGTTAGATAAGACGGTTCTACCACAGGAGACAGAAGAGGGAGGATACTAACATTTAAATTGTTCTATAAACCGCATAGCGTTACTGTGTAGAAAATACGTCCCTTTCTCTTTATTATAAATAGATATATAGGAAAAATATATTGTGGGAGGTATGTCATGGAGAACGAGAAAATAAAGAAGGCTCTTGATGATTTTGAGGACGATGATTTTGTGGCTTCTAAAGAAACCCTTTCTAAAGAAATTGGAAATACAAGAGATAAATATTTGAAAACAAAATTAGGATTAAAAAACGATCTAAACCCAGAACCAGAAGACGAAGACGATGAATGAGGGGAGAAAATAGAGAACAAAGAAACAAAGAAGATATGATGGAAAGAGGTAAGAAATACAAGAAAGAAAATCCTCATGTGAGATTGTTGGTCTTTAAGTAATCTTCAACCATTATGGGCAACCGATAATCTTAAAAAAGGAGCAAAATATAATGAAAGTTAAATTAATCACAGAGTTATCAACCGATATTCAGGTAAAGAAAGTCAAAGACAAGAATATCCTTTATATTGAAGGCATCTACTCATCTGCAGAACTTCTTAATAACAACGATAGGAAGTACAAAAAGTCAACACTTGAAAGAGAGCTTGATAAACTCATGTGGAAAGTGGAGAACAGGTCCCTATGGGGAGAACTTGGTCACCCACCAAATCCAGAGGTTAACCCAGACAGGATTGCCATTCTTACAGAGAAGCTTGAATGGGACAAGGATAACATTTTAGGAAGATCCAAAATACTGGATACACCTAGAGGTCAGATTGCTCAAACCCTTATCAAGGAAGGTAATTTAGGCATATCAAGTAGGGGGCTGGGAACCGTAGATGAGAAAGAAGGATATGTAAACGATGATTATTCATTGATTACATGGGACCTAGTAACAGACCCTTCAAATAACCCATCATGGGTAAATGGTATCTATGAAGGCAAAGAGTGGGATATACCTGAGAAAACAATAGTTGATGTTGTGGAGGAAGAGGGAGAAAAGGATGTGAAGATATCCCTAGAAGAGGCTAGGAAGCAGTACCACCGTTCAGTTTGGCAGGTTTTGGAAGATATAGAAAAAACTTTATAAATAAAAGGGAATAGAGCTATGACTATTTTAGATAAACTGAATGAGTATCTAGATGATGCTACACAGAATGTCCCGGTGGACCCAAGTGGGGATGATCTTGATGATCTTGATGATATGATGATAGGTTTGATTCGTTCACTAGATTCTGATAAATTAACGGATTCCCAGGTAGCGGCGAGAAATGATATTATAGCAGAACTAGAGGCGAAACAAATCTAAACAAAAATAATTTAAGGAGGCAGAAACCCAATGACAATGGAGGAGATATTGAAGGCACTTAATATCGACAAGCTTGACGAATCACAGCAAACCGATATTAAAGAAAAGCTCAATACTATGATAGATGTAAAGGCCAGGGAAAGAGCAGATACATTGCTTGGTGAAGAAAAAGAGCAGCTTGTTGAGGATTATGAAGGAAAGTTTGAAGAGTATAAGAATGATATCACTTCTAAATTTTCAAACTTTGTTGATACTGTTCTTGATGAGGAGCTTCATATCCCTGAAAAAGTTACTGAATATGCCAGACGCGGTGAGTTATATTCTGACTTGATTGAACAATTCAAAATCAGATTGGCTCTAGATGAGGGTATCCTTGACGATGAGGTTAAGGATCTACTTTCAGATGCAAAGGCAGAGATTCAGAACTTGAGAGATCAGGTAAATACGCTTATGGCTGAGAAGCTAGAAGTTGATACAGATGCTAGAAAGATGGCAGCTGAACTTTATCTTAGAGAGAAATGTGAAGGTCTTTCTGAAGACCATAAGAAAAGAGTGTTAGCTATTTTAAGTGATATCTATGATAAGGAAGAGATTGACAGGAAATTTCAAATTGTGGTAGACAATATTCTTCAAGAGCAGGACGATGAGGAGGGTGACAGCAACGGTGATGACAAAGATAAAAATGGCAATGGTAAAACGAAATGCGTCTGTCCTAAATGTGGAAAGAAGATAGAAGTCGAAGGTGAATGTGCAGATAGTAAGTGTCCTGATGACGATACCACTCTTAAACCAGCCAAGGCAGAAGAGAGCAAGGGAAAAGGTAAGACAGAAGTTGGTGATGGTACCGTTCTAGACGAAGCGGACACGAGCCCATTTGGTGAACAAAAAAAGAAATGGGTGAGCTTACTTAGAAAGTAAGTAATAAGAACAAGAATAATTAAGGAGGATAATAGAACAATGAATGAAGAGATGAAAGCATTGCTTGATAAGTGGAAAGAAGTTCTGGACGAAGGAACAACCTTCAAGAATCCTAGAGTGAAAAGATCCACAGCGAGAATGTTAGAAAATCAGCATACTTATCTTACTGAAGCGAACTATACCCAAGGTACTCTAAACAGAAACCTAGCGTACGCTCCTGGTAACTATCAGGATACGGGTGACGTAGGTTCAGGTGACTTCTTCCAGATTGCCATTCCGATGGTAAGAAGAACATTCCCAGAGCTTATCGCTCACGATATTGTTGGTGTACAGCCTATGAGTGGTCCTGTTGGGTTGGCTTTTGCCATCCGTTTTAGATCACAGGGAACTTATGCTGGGGCAACAAATACCGAGCTTGGATATAACTATATGGATAGTTCATATTCTGGCGTTTCAACATCTGCAGGTTTCGCAACCTCAGCGGGTGAGGAACTCGGTTCAGATGTCCAAACTGGTGATGACTGCTGCGAGAAGGGTCTTGGTATAGGTGATGGCACAAACATTGCTGAAGTGAATATGACAGTTGAGAAGGCACAAGTAGATGCGAAAACTCGTAAGTTGAGAAGTCGTTGGTCACTTGAGGTTGCACAAGACCTTAAGGCTATGCATAACCTCGACCTCGAAGAGGAAATGATGGATATGTTGGCATATGAAATAACGGCAGAAATCGACAGAGAGTTAGTAACAGCTGTAAATGCCCAGGCTGCAACCAATACCACAACTTGGGACTATGACACGGCTGACGGCCAGTGGATGGCTGAAAAGTTTAGAGTGTTGTACAGTCACTTGATTAGAGCAGCAAACAGAATTGCTGTGAGAACAAGGCGTGGAGCTGGTAATTATGTCCTAACAGCACCTGCTGTTTGTGCAGCTCTTGAGTCTTTGAGCTCATTTATAATTCATCCAGTGGCGGGTGATGTTAATACAGCTCAGACTGGTATTTCCAAGGTTGGTTCACTTGAAGGTAGGTTGACTATATTCAGAGATACATTTGCAGGTTCCAATTATGCAACTGTTGGATATAAGGGACCTTCAGAATATGATGCCGGTATCATCTATCTACCATACATACAGTTGTTAGCATCAAGAACAACTTATGAGGATTCATTCAATCCTACAATCGGTTTAATGAGTAGATATGGTATACACGAACACATGTTTGGAGCTTCAAACTATTATGAGTTTGTGAATTGCACAAACTTGCCAACCTAAGTAGATAAGATAGATTAAACCCCAGGCTGAGGCCTGGGGTTTTTTATTGCATTTACAATGGTTATGGTCTATGATATAAATATATGGGGCTAGTGCATAGCCCCATAAATATATACAGGAGGAATTGGTGTGGGTGTAGATGTAGATAAGTTATCAAAGGAGTTTGGAATTGATAAGAAGGATTTAGAATCTCTAGATGTTATTGAAGGTCCAGATAATTCAGATGAAGTTATAGATGATATGTGTATAAGTGATGATGCATCTATAGAAAATCCTGATAAAATATTAGAAGGGAATATCAATAAGGCTAATACAGTTTTAGATAAAGTCATTTCTGAAATGAAAAGGGGAAACTTCTCCGCAAGAATGGCGGAGGTTGCCGGGCAACTCGTTAATGCCGTGACTAATGCTGTTGATAAGGTTTACGCAAAGAATGTGGGGATTGATAATTTACTTATCAAGGACAAAATGTTAAGTTTGAAAGAGAAAGAAACCTCTCTTAGGGAAAAGTTGGCAGATGCAAGAGGCAAAATACCAAGAGAAAAATTAATAGTAACAGATAGGGAAACGATATTAGGTATGTTAAAAGAAGAGAACAAAAAATCGCCGGAAGTGAAGGTAAAGGCAAAAAAACTAATGGAAGGAGAGAACAGATGATAGATAGTCTAGATTTTAGGGATGTGATTTTGGATCAAAGAAAAGACATTAATCATGTTCCGTGGTCAGGTACCGTGTTGGAATATCTTTATAAGGTGAAAGAACGTCCAGAAATAGCAAATGTGGCTCCAGCCAGAATCTATAACATGATTATGAGTAAGGGTTCAGAGGCTGTAAATGACAATCTTAAGACGAGAGGGTATGAGGACCTAGTTCATTATAATTTCTTTGATACAATATATGGGGATAGGCCCCTTGAGGCTATTCATGATATCGTTAGGTTCATGAAGGCAGCTGCGAGACGAACAGAGACAGGGAAAAGAATTCTGATTCTGGTAGGACCTGTTAGTTCGGGAAAGTCAACAGTTGCTGCTCTCTTGAAGAGGGGGTTAGAGAATGACCCTACCCCTAAATTTGCTATCGTTGGATGTCCTTTTCATGAGGATCCACTTCATCTGATACCAGAAGAAAATCGCCCTTTCTGGAATGAAAAGCTGGGTGTGAAAATTGAGGGATTTATATGTCCTCATTGTCGCCATGTTTTGAGAGATAAATATCCTGATGGACAAGGCAATATTAAATGGGAGGAAGTGCCGGTTGAGTCTATCAGATTTTCAGAACATGATAGAGTAGGTATTGGTACTTTTCAGCCATCAGACCCCAAGTCTCAGGATATCTCAGAATTGATAGGAAGTGTTAATATCAGTAAGATGTCCAGACATGGTGAGGGAGACGCAAGAGCCTATCAGTTTAATGGTGAGTTACAGGTGGCAAATGGCGGAATGATTGAATATATTGAGATACTTAAGGCTGACACCAAGTTCCATTATGTTCTTATTTCAGCAGCTCAGGAGCAGGTAATCAAGGCACCTAGGTTCCCTCAGATGTACATTGATACATTGATTTTGGGGCACACTAATCAAACAGAATTTGATTCATTTAAGGCTGAAAAGAAAAATGAGGCTCTACACGATAGAATGTATAAAGTCTTATTCCCTTGGAATCTTATAGTGGATGAGGAAGTCAAGATTTATGAGAAGTTGATATCTCAGAGTGATTTTAAAAATATTCACATCGCACCATATACTCTGAAGATAGCTGCTGAGTTTGCCGTGTTATCCAGGTTGATAAAATCTCCAAAGGTCAGCTCACTAGTGGAGAAGATGAAGATATATAACGGTGAAATCTCTCCGGAAATGAGGAGGCAGGATATTGATGTGAAGTCTTTAAGGGAGGAAGGAAAAGCTCAGGGTGAAGGAATGACCGGAATCTCTCCAAGATTTATCGTAAATGCTCTTAATGTGGCACTGGGAATGAAAGAAGATAAGAAGTGTATAAATCCTATTGATGTCATTCGCTCTCTCCGTTCACATTTTGACCATCAGATTGGGATTACAGATGATGATAAGGCCCGTCTTTTGACGCTTCTACTCGGTGAGAAGGATTCGGCCGCTGCTGAGTTCAAAGATATAGCGAGAAAAGAAGTTAATAAGGCCTTCTTGTCAGCTTATGATGAACAAGCCCAGTCTCTATTTGAGAATTATGTCAGAAACGCAGAGGCTTTTTGTAAGAAGGAAAAGTTACAGGATAGCATCACTGGTGAATACTCAGACCCGGATGAAAAGTTAATGAGGCAAATTGAAGAGCTCATAGGGGTTCCTTTGGCATCCAAGGCAGAGTTTAGACATGGAATCTTTGTCTACAAATCAAGTCAACTGGAAAAGGGACTAAAGTTTGTTTTCAAGGATTATGAGCCTCTCAAGATAGCTATAGAAAAGAAGTTGATGTCCGATCTGAAAAATGTAGTTGCACT